GATTTCGTATGTAGAAGTTGTGGAGGGTAAAGAGTGTCTCGCAACTTACCGCCGTTTTCTGGTAGTAAGGGCGAGTGTCGATGCCCAGATAGTAATCAGCACCACACGATTCACGGAAAGGACCAGCGACATACGATTTTGACCGATTAACGGTAAAGCCGCATTCTTCTAGCACCTCGACGACTTCTCTGACCCGGTTACTTGGGCAGATAATGTCATCGCCGTAAACGCTCACGCTTGAAACCTGGTCTTCACAGACCGAAGCAGTGAGCGCCCAAAACAGTAGCGTCTGTAGGGGAAAAGTGTAACCATTCCCCATGGACGAGAACTGCTCGAGCTGTATGGTTTGGTCGCCATAAACGACCACTCCGCAGCCGGCTGCCCGTAACAGGGCATACCAAGCTTCTGGCAAGAGGAACTTGACAAGTTCTTTGCAGATGGTGTCGGAGGCTGATTGGAGATCGAGCGTAGCCAGGTCGTCGTTGAGACTTCCAAGCCGCGCCATCATCTGATTCTTGCTCTGGTCAGTGATGTCGATCCCCGCGCGACGCAACGCCTTCTCCAGCCAAATCCCAAGCCCCCTTTGTAAGAGGGTATTCAGGGTCTGCTGGACGATTATCGGGCGGTACGTCTTCGCGTTTTTGGGCACGAACTCAAGGCGCCCCGGCGATATAACAACCGGAACGTTCGCGGTTTCAAACCCCTCCTCGTCGATCCACGGCAGCCCGTCGTAGTGGCATTCTAGCCACCCGGGCATTGCACGTAAGAGAGACGGGAGGAAACCGCTCCTCAAGAGAAGCTCGCTACACTGAGGCGTTTCAGCTAATTTCTGCTGAGGGTTCGCCTTCCTCTTTGTTATTGAGGTCGTACTACCCGGGCCAAAACGCAGGTCCAGGTCCCCAACTTTAGGACAAGGTCCTAACACCTTTGCTATTTTCCGACGGGCTCTGAAAAGGGCCAATACGACGCCGGGGGAGAACTCTCCCGAAAGTCCGGAAGCTAGGGTGCGAAACTTGTTGTTGGAAGACCGGCATTGCAAGTCGGCCAGGAGAAATGCATTGTACGCGACAAGTTCCTTCTCCGATTCATACGGAAGGGGCTCAAGTTTCTGAAAGAACCCCAAGGCTTGTCTACACTCGATCAACCATTGAACCGGCCAGTCGAGTGACGTAAGATGCAGATCAAACCCGATGATGCTGGCCCAGTCACCTTGCTTAATCAGCTCGGCGATCTGGATGCCAATCGGGCCGCCCCGAAGGGCGTGACGGATAGAGAGGCTCCGCAGTACCTGGAGTGAATCATCAAGACTCCACTCGTCCGTCCAACCAGTTGTTCTGCTGCTCAAAGGTTTGTCCTTTTTCATCATGGTCCCTTTCTTGGGTGATGGATGAACACGACAGCGCGCAACCCCCGCCTGCCACGCATGTAGCGTGCATGGCGAGAATGCACATCACAGTAGCGGTGATAAACCGCGTAGGGCCATCCATGTTTAGGATGCTGTGATGCCCTGGTCAACCAGTTCAGCTGCCGGACCCGCTGAAGGCGCCGCCACCGAGGTGGAGACGTTGTTAAGAAGGTTCGTGACAACTTGCTTGGCCAACCGCCGCTCCGCAATGGTGGCCCGCTCGTGAAAGTAACACACGACGGACACCTGATTCACGTAAGCGACACGGGGCGCAGCCGTATAACCAGCGGCATTCTGGCCGGAGACGGATTCCATAACTGGGACCTCGACCCGGAGCTCGCAGCGCTCCATGCTTCCCCGGAGCTTCTTGAAGAACGTCGTGAGACGCACATTCGCGAATATCGGGACGGCCGCAAGAGCTTCGCGCCAGAAAGCGACCAGACCGAGTTTTTCATCGTTCTTGGAGCCAATGGGTATGAAGGTATGCGACACGGGAGTTGCTGCACCGTCGAATACGACGATGTTTGCTTGAGCTGACATTTGTAAG